GCATTGGCCGAACATGACCAGCACCACGCGCACACGCATCGCCATTGGCGACGGCAGATCGTACATGACCATCTTCCGCCGCGCCGGATATGAGTTCTCATCCACAAATATCGGCGGCAAGGCCTGGCGCTCGAACAGCACCGAAGTGCGCGGCATTGCCCGCCTTGACAGCGCTGAGATGGACACCGGTGCGATGGCTGTTTTGAAGGTCACCCTGCCGTAGGAGGTGCATCATGACATATCCATATGTTACGCTGATTCATGAAGAAGATGGCGGCAATAAGCTGGTCATTGAGAGCGGCGGCACGCTGGAAGTCCAAGCAGGCGCCACAGTCACAGGATTGGACGGTGCCGCAACATTCGCATCGAGCGCGGAAGCCAAGGCGGGTTCTGTTACCGATAAAAATATCGCACCAGATACACTGCATGCTGTGCTGGTCAATTGCAAAATAGGTTCGTTTACCGGGGTGAATGGTGTAGGCCCGTGCGATTTGAATGAAGCGGCTGTTGGCGATAAGGTGATCGGCGTGACTGGATTAAGCGACATGGGAATGGCTTATGCTGCATTCGAGACCACGATCACAGTCGCCGACCAGATCCAGCAAACTTTGGCGACTGATCTAAGCACCAAGAATTATTTGGTGATACTGTTGCCGAATTCATAAGATTTTCGGCATTTATTGACGCCGTGAATCCTGCCTCCGCCGCTCCCCTTCCGGCGGCGGAGGCTACAGGAAGCCATGACCATGACTAACATTTTGACATCCGCACAAGCTGCAAATTTCCTGCGATCGGCAGAAGACGATGCTGTGATGTTGCAGTTGCTGCCGTTGATCGATCAATATCTTGAAAATGCGACCGGCCATGACTGGACCGGTGATGATCCGATTCATAATACGGCAATCATGGCGGCGGGAATGTTGCTCACGTTTTGGTATGACAATCCTGGTCTGATTGGCGTTGCGCCAGAGACGGTTACAGCGCAATTGGTTCAATTGGAGGCCGAGGCCATCCTGCATCGCAAGTACCAATTTACAGGCAAGAATGGCGCAGGCCCGATCAAATTATCCGGAGCCCTCAAAGGCGATCAAATCGTGAAGCTGGTTGGGATTTATGGTGTTGACGGAGATCAATCTTCGAACTTCGAAAGTGCCATTAGCATCGATAGCCAGATCCAACAATCCAATGTCAGCGATTTATCTAGAAATTTGTACGCGGTTGTGATCAAGAGTCCAATCGACGATGTGAGTGTGTAATGGCTGACCTTATCGGTAATGCTGGTGATCTGCAGACGCGCATCACGTTCCAATCTCCTACCATCAATAAGGATGCTGGCGGCGCTCAGGTTTCCGGTTTTTCGAATGTGGCCACCCATCCAACCGTGTGGTCTGAATGGATCTACGATCACGGTCAGGAGCTTATTCAAAGCGATGCGGCTCAGGCAGTGCTGAGAGCCACTGTAAAAATTCGTTATCGAGGCGATGTGCTTAGCTCGTGGCAGATTATTCAGAATGATGGCTCAGCATGGAAGATTATTTCACCGCCTGAGAATGTTCAAAATCGCAATCGCTGGACCGTGTTTCGCGTCGAGCGTGTGACAGGTACGGTATAGGATGCCGATACATGGGATTTTTCAACTAAATGGCCTTGAACAATATCTCGAAAACATTCAGCGTGCAGGCAACGATGTAGATGTGGCTGCCAGCGAAGCTGTGGATGCAGGTGCAGAGATCGTCTTCGAGGATGTACAAGCCAACGCGCCAGTGCTGAAGAAAGACGATCCGCGCAGAGTCAAAGGCCAGTTGAAATCGGATGTATATCGCACTGAAGTCCAGCACGATGGCGATTATCACTTTGTTGTCGTGGGCGTGGATGAGAAGAAAGACTTGCCTTATGAAACCTTCGTGGAGTATGGCACGTCCGACACAGCCGCTCAGCCATTTTTTCGCCCTGGATTTGATAACAATAGGAACAAGGTGCATGCCGCAGAGCGAGAAATATTGAAAGACAAAGGATTGGTCGAATAATGACCATCTTCGAGAAAGTCTCGGCCGCGCTCGCTACGCTGAATCCTGCTGTGCCCTTTGGGATGGATGTTTTCATCGGAAGCCTGCCAGAAACTTATATCGTTTATTTTTTGGTGACGGACAATCCCGAGCTGCATGCCGACAATGCAGAGACCAACCGCTCGCATCACATCCAGATTTCGATTTACAGCCGCGGCGGCCTGGTCTCGCTTCCGGATGTGGATACGGCCATGCTTGCTGCTGGATTTCAAAAAGGGCAACGGCTGAAACTGCCATATAGCGCGGATACGCAGCACTATGGCATTGCAATCGATTATTTCTATCATCTCGATCTATAAAAAGGAGAACATCATGACTGTCAATTCAAACGAATATAAAAGCACGGTCGGTCTGGACAAACTCTACTACGCCCTGGTCACGCAGGATGATGCGAATGGCTATGAAGTGGGCACGCCGAAATATATGGCGCCTACCGCCACCGTCAAGGTCACGCCTGCCGTTTCCAGTGAAACGCAATATATGGACAATATTCCCTTCGACGAGATTACTACGGAAGGGAAGTCCGATTTGGAGATGGAGCTTTCCAATCTGCCGTCCTCGGTGCGTGCTGAGATTACCGGAAAAATCTTCGACGCGGTTTCGGGCCGGGTGCTGGATAATGCCAACCCTGCGGATGCGCCATTCGTGGCCATCGGTTTTCGTTCCAAAAAGAGCAACGGTTCATTCCGCTACTATTGGTATTTGAAATGCCGATGCCAGGAACCAGCTGATGAGGCGGCCACAGAGTCGGATAAGCCAAGTCCCAAGACGGTAACACTGAAGGTCAGCGCGTTGAAAACCGTTCATCCTTTTGACTTGCTTGGCGATGCAAGCAAAATGGATGGTGTCAAGCGCGTATATGGCGATGCCGATACCACCAATTTCGACGAGGCCAATTGGTTCAACGCAGTCCAGATCCCCGTCGCTGGCACGCCCATTGCCTCCCCGTTGTTGACATCATCACCAGTGGATGGCGCTTCGGGTGTGAGCGTCTCTACCAATGTGGTGCTGACATTCACGAACCCGTTGCAGGACGGCGCAGAGAAAGGCATCGCATTGGTGGATAACGGATTGCTGGTTACGTTGGCCCGTACGATCAATGCTGACCGCACGGTCGTCACGCTCGATCCTTATTCTGATTTGTCTGCTGCCAGCGATATTCTGGTAGTAGTCCATGATGTGATGGATATCTATGGCCAATCGCTGACCGATATGACGATCAGCTTCACCACGGCGTAACATGCCAAACAAAAATAATACCCCGATCGTATTGACGCTCTACGATGAGAACGACGAGCCTATCGCAGAATTGAAACGGCTCATCATTCCGTGGGGCCTGCTCAAGAAAGCCGTCCGTCTGCAGAAGGATATCGGCGACCGGCTGAACGAGCCAACCGAGGCTGATATCGATGCAATTGCTAATCTTGTCATCGAGATCTTCGGCGCGGAAAAGGTCACACTTGAACAGCTCGACAAATATGCCGATGTTCCAGAAATGATGACAGTCTTGATGTCCATTGTTTCGCGTGCGCGGGGTCTGGTCCCAAACTCTCCACCCCAGGCGGATTAGATTCGCCTGGGGGGATCGACCTTGCAAACGATGACCAGGATTGGACGCTGGAAATAGACCGCGTCTTGGCCGAACGCTTCGGCTGGCATATTCATAATAACGATGAGACTGACATCGAATCTTTGCTGCCGTTTGTTTTCCATCTGGCATCACAAACTGGCGGCGGTCACGCAAAGCCATATAAAAGGGCATTTGCCGATGAAGTAAGTTGGTTATAACCAATGACAGAACCCAATGACCTCAGCGGAAAAGTAGGGCTGGATACCAGCGATTTCAAGGCTGGCATTACCAGTTTAAACAAAGACCTGCGCGTTCTTGATTCGGAATTCAAGGCGTCTGCCGCGGCATTGGGAGATTGGAAGAATGATGCTAATGGGCTGGAACTGCGGCTCACCACGCTGACCAAATCAATTGACCTGCAACAGCAAAAAGTTGCGCTTCTGAAAAAGGCATATGAAGATACGGCGGCTGCCAAAGGCGCGGATTCCAATGCAACCAAGGAAGCTGAGATCAAATATAACAAATCGGTCGAGACGCTCAATAAAATGAACGTTGAGTTGAATGATACCAAGAGCGGATTGGATGATCTCAAGAATGGCTCGAACGATGCTGGAAATAAAGTTCAGGATCTCGGCAAAAAGACTGACGACACCGGCAAGAAGCTGATCTCGTTCAAAGATATCCTTTCGGGGGTTGGGACAATTATCAAAGGCGCGATAACGCTCGTGGTCGGATTGGCCGTCGCGGTCGGAGCGGTGAGTGGAGCTATTACCGGCCTGGTGCTGAATGCCGCATCTGCCGCAGATGAATTAGATGTGTTGTCGCAACAGACAGGCATCAGCACTACACGACTGCAGGAGTTGAAATATGCGGGCGACCAGATCGGCGTATCGCAGGATACGATTGCTGGTTCGTTGGCAAAGCTCACGCGCAACATAGGCGCGGCAGCCGGGCAATATGACGATTACAACAAAAAGCAGTCCGACGCCCAAGCCAAGGGGCAGGCATTCGATGGACAGCTAGGAAGCCAGGCGGAAGCATTTCAAAAATTGGGCGTTCCTGTTCGAGATGCCAATGGCAGCCTGCGCGATTCAGAAGTTGTATTTCAAGATGCTCTGATTGCACTAAAGAATATCCAGGACCCGACTGAGCGCGATGTGTTGGCGATGGATCTCTTCGGCAAATCAGCGCAGGAACTCAACCCGCTCATCAATGCGGGCGCGGGCGAGCTGGCACACCTAAGCGATGAAGCGCACAAAATGGGCGCTGTGGTCAGCGGCGAGAACGTGCAGGCCTTGGCTAGTCTCAATGACATGCTGGATGGATTGAAAGACGGCTTAACGGGAACACTCGCTACATTGGCAGCGGCGTTCGTGCCGGGATTCAAGAGTCTATTCGGTCAGGCAGGCGGATATCTTCAAGAGTTCGCTGGCATCATTCAAAATTCGAATGGTGACTTCGGCCAGATGGCCACCGGCATTGGCGGCTTGGTGCAGAAGATCATCACGGATATTGCAGGCCAGGCGCCCCAGCTCATGCAAGCGGGCCTTGGGATTTTGAAATCCATCATCAATGCCTTGATTGCTGCGCTTCCTGTGATGCTTCCGGCAGGCATGGAAATTATCAAGAGCTTGATCAGTTTCATTGTTCAAAACCTGCCGACCTTGACCAATGCGGCAGTGCAGATCCTTTTGATGCTCGTTAGTATGTTGATTCAAAACCTGCCGATGCTGATCAATGCAGCTTTGCAAGCCATTATCACATTAGCCAATGGTTTGACAGCCGCA